TCATTTGCTCGCAGACAGGCTCGGAGAGGATGTCCTCGTAGACCAGGTCGCCGGAAATCTCGCCGGCGTCCCAGGTGACATTGCGCAGCCGCATGCCCGCATATTCGACCTCGATCACATCGGGCTGGTCCGCGAGGACCACCCTAAGCGTCACGCTTGGCGGCTCGCTGATGGTGCGGACTTCGTCCACGATCAGCCGCTCCGTATTGTCGATGCGGATGCGCGCGATCATCGGGCGGTCCTGACTTTCGGGCGGCAGTTCCACCTCGAAGGGGTAGCCAATGAAGGTCCAGCCCTGATGGATGACATCGACATTGTCATTGGCGACGCGGATGGGCGTTGCGAGACCTGCTGCCGTGATTTCAAGCAGGACGAGCCAGACCTTGTCGGAGGATTCGGCGTGGGCGGCCGCTCTTGCCTCCGGCGATATCGTCCTCACGGCATCTGCTCCAGTTTGATCGCGATCGAGAACAGCGTTCCTGTGACAGTCGACACGCGGGGAGCTTCGACAAAACGGAACTCCGCTGACGACCCCTCGCGCGGGTGCACCCAGTCGAAGGGCAAGGCGCCACCGCCGGTCGTTTCTTCGAAGAATGTCTTGAGGGTCGCGGCCTGCGCCGCGTTGACGCGGAAGGTCACCTCGATCTGACGTGGCGCTGCCGTGAAGCGGCGCCGGGTCTTGGCTGCCCCAGTCTCCATGGCCGTGCGCAAGACCGTGTCAGCAAAGCGCTCCTGGTACCCGCCGACGGTGGGACGTTGCGGGAGGCTCGAAGGCCAGACGATATTGGCCATCCTTCACACACGCTTGGTCATGCGCCGCGAGCCATAGGTCTCGCCTTGCGCCCGATCGAGGCGACCGCTTCGGATTGCTTCATCGATCTTGTCTTCGATGAAGACCGCGATTTCCCGTTTACCGTCGGCCCCGCGACGCTTCTCGGTGCGCGTAGGCGGCTGATCGCGACCAATACGCATGTCGTAAACATTGACCTGCACATCATTCGATGGCGCCGGCATTCGCATCCGATCGAAACGCTCTGCGTTCCACCGATGACGCGGGTCACTGCGCGTCAAAACTTCCTCGCCGCGCAGACCGACGAAGGGCACCTCATCAGGCCGTAAACCCAACATGCCGCCTGCATGAAAGCGCTCGGCTCCCGCAAAGGCGCCGAGCGCCACCAGCCTGGTGTGGGATGGCGCTATACCGACCAGACCACCGGCATGCGCGGCGCCGAAGAGGCCGGAGATCCAATTGAAGATCCCATCAAAGAACCCACCGCCAGTACTTGCAGCGGCAGCGCTTGCGCCGGCCTGCGCAGCGGCTTGCGGCGCCACCACTCCGAAGAGACTCGGAAATGCGCCCACGATTTGCGTGGTGATCGGCAGGATGAATTTCTGCTCGATCAGCGTCGCCGCAATGCGTGCGGCCATGCGTCGGAATAAGCCGACCGCGCCTTCGGCAAGGTTGGCAAAGACGCTCTTTCCAGCTTTACCGGCATTGGCGAAGCCGTCGACCAAGAAGTTCGATATATCGCTCGACAGGCTCTTTGCCTGATCTCGGATGTCATTGAAGTAACGCGCCTGCTCGCGAAACGCAGCTGCAGCGTCCTGCGCTTGGAGCACCTGTTCGTCGACCCCACCAAGACGCTCACGCATGCTTTGCATACGACGCTCGCGCTCGATGGCAAGTTCTGCGGCCCGCCGCTCGGCAGGATCGCTCAGGCGGGCGGCTTGTGCTTCCCGTTCCGCAATGTCCCGGTCATTGGTCGATGTGCGTCGCTCGCGAGCCAGCGCGCGTGCGCGTTCAGCTGCGGCCTGCGCTTCGATCGCTCGGGTCGTCGCTTCAATGGATGCGCGTAGGCGTTCTTCGGCAGCGCCCGTGGCAAGAGACAGGGCCGCGCGCGCGTCACGTGTCGCAGCCAAGGACCGCTCGGCCACCTCTGCGCGCTGGACGGCGGCAGTTCCTTGCGCCTCGGCTTCCGCGAGCCTGCGTGCGCTTTGCGCGGATAGTTCCGCCTGGAAGGCCGCACGCGCCTGCGCTTCCACCGTTTCTATCACGCGGGTCCGGAGGAGTTCCTCCGTTCTCGCCGTCTCATTGATCCCGTTACGATAGCCCTCGACTGCCGCCTGCCGCGTCGCCTCGGCACGGATGACGGCCGATTGGCCCTGCCCATAGGCGTCTGCCACAGCGAGCGTCGCGCGGCTCTGGATCTCCAGTTCGCGCGTCTGGTCCTGGTATTGTTGGCGCTGCTGAGCCGCCGCGTCAGCAACCATGCGGCGCTTGAGGGCTTCGGCCTCCAGGGCATTGAGGTTGCGCTCGCGCGCCGTGATCTCCGCCTGGATCTCCGCCTCCACAAGGGGGCGGCGGGCCGGCGCTGCATTATAGATCCGTTGGCGTCGTTCGAGATCGGCGATCTGGCGTGCCGTCTCTTCGCCGATCGCCAGGGGCTGTGGCGCGCTGGCGGCAGAACCCGCGACCATCGGCGACTGGGCTTGGGCCTGAGCGCGGGCTTTCGCCTGTTCAGCAGCTTGCCGAAGCCGCTCATACTCCGCACGTGCGGCCTCGACCTGCTCCTGGACTTGAAGCCTGACGGCATTGGGCGACCCGTAGCCAAAGCCCGGAATGACCACTTCTGCACTCGGGTCTCTGTAGAGCCGGGTCTCGCGGTTGAAGCGGTCGAGCCGCTCGACCGCCATTTGCAGCGCATCCTCGGCCTCAGCGAGGGGATCGCGTACACGCGGCTGGGATGGGGCAAGCAGATTGGCTGCGCCGGAGATCGCGCCTTCGACGACCTGCAGCGTGATCCGGCCGATCGCGCCGCGCGCCAGGTTGTCGACGAGGCGGTCCCAGGCACGACTGATATCGTTGATCGACTTCTCGGTGGGCGAAAGCGACTGTTCGTTCAGCCCCCGAATGCGTTCCTGCAGCGCCGCAATAGCGATGCCATAGGCGCGTGACTTCTCGCCTTGCTCAGCGAGAAGGCGGATATTCTCCCGCTGGGAAGGGTTCAGGAAGCCATTCAGCGCCCGATCTAGCTTGATGATTGCATCATAGCCGCCGGTGGCTAGTTCGCCGAGTTGGCGAGCCGCGTCACTGGTGCCGGTCCCCATCGCAGCCGCCAGGTCGGGCGCCATGCTCGCCAGGCGCGGGATCTCCACGCCTGGAAGGTTCGGCGTGCGAACAAGGGTCGAGATCGCCGAGCGCGCCTCGTCGCGCGCGACGCCGACATCGCGCAGTTTCTCGACGAGTTCGTTGAGCTGCCCGGCAGTTGTCTGGCCTTGGCGCCCCATGGCGGAAAGCGCAACGTTGAAGGTCCGGCTTTCGGCCGCAAGATCCGTCGCGCGCGACAGAATGATCGCGAGCGGAATGCCGACCGCAGCCAAGGCAGCCGCCGCGCCAAGCGCCACCGGCGGGATCGCCCGGAACGTCGCCCCGATCCCGCCAAAGATCTGGGTGATCTGCGGACCCTGTTGGAGCGCCACGGTCAGCGGGCTCATGCCCGTCGTGAGCGTCGTGAAGATATCGTTCAGCTGCGGCTGCAGCTGAGCCAACTGCCGCGCTGTGATGCGGGCCTGCTGGCCCTGCGTCTCGACAGCCTGCCCAAAGCTGCGCGCCTGCGTGCCGGCAGCGGTGAATTTGCGCCCGATGCCCTCGACGACACTGGCATACTCGCCCTGCGTCAGCAGCCCTTTGCCGAGCAGGGCGCTTGCGCGGCCCTGTTCCTGGGCTGCCTGATAGCCTTCGGCGTATTGACGCTTCAGGCGCTCGGCGGAACGGGCGAGCTTCTCCTGCTCCCGGTCAGCCTTTTGCGCGGAGGCGCCGGTCCGCTCGAGAGCATTGCCAGCATCGCGCGCCGCTGTCTCGATGGTCTTGAGCGCCTGCTGGCCGGTACGACCCGCTTCGACCAATTCGGCCTTGAAGCGTCCGCCATCGACCTGCAGTCGGACCGAGATGTTACGGTTCGCCATCCTCGCTCTTGTCGCTTCGCTTGGTGAGGCCGCGCATGAGGCCAGATTCGGCCGCGGGCAGGAGTTCGGCGAGCGCTGATCGGCTTACGCCGAGCGCATCACCCATGAGAAACACGGCCCCGAAATCGAGCCCAACCGGGCCCGCAGGCCCCATACGAAGTTGCCCTGCGCAGCGTTCCAGAAGGTCCCAGACTTCCCAGCCCTCAGCTGTGGCTGGTTGAGCGCGTTCATAGGGACATTCGGGGCAGCGCCCGGGGCAGGCTGCGCAATAGGCAGGCCCGCCGCCAAAATGCCATTCGGCGCGGGCGCTCAGGCGTTTTTTTCGGCTTCGATCTCCGCAATCGGGCGTGCATAGATCCGCTCGAAAGCGGCGGCCGCCTGCCAGATCTCCATCAGCGCTTCGACGGCGTCAGGGGTGACCGGCGCCGGGGTGCCCTTATCGTCGGCGATCCCCTCCCAATCGATAATGGAAAGCCGGGCGAGCGCCTTGATGAAGGCGACGCCTCGCAGAGCGTCGATGATTTCGCTAGCCGTCTCGCCTTCGGTATCGACCCGCACCATTGCGGATTGGGCGGCAAAGAAGAGCGCCGTCCCGAATG